GTGGAAGAATTGGAGAGGAACGTTGAGGGTGTATTGTTGACCTTGGTTGGGTTGGAGACCAGTGTTGTTGTAGTTGAGTTGGTTTGTTAATGATGTCATGGCTGGGACGTTACCGACCATTTTGGCGTAACCACGAACTTGACCAACAGGGTGGGTGAGTTCGTACCAGATGTTGAGCCAGTCACCGTATTGTTTATCAATTTGAGTACCACCGATTTCGAGGTAGTAGTCGTTGATTAAGGCATGACCTAAATTGCGTACCCAAGCCCATTGAGGGGTGAAAGATTGACCACCAGCGAGTGTAACGTTGGCGAGTAAACCTTGGTTGAGGACTACACGGAGGTACATTTTGGTTACAACGTCGGCATTACGAGTTAATTGAACAGTTACACGGCTTCCAAAAGAGAATGTACCAGTGAATGTTTGTTCAATTGCTTCAGAAGCAAAGTTTGTGTGTCTACGGTAGACAACTTTGAAGAATGTGATTTGGGGGTTACCAGTTCGGTAATTCTCCATACTTTCATATGGAGCCGGACTATATCTTAGGCCTTCATTGAGAACTGCTAATTCTCTCAGACCCACTTACATTTAGTCTCTGGACTGCATCCATAGATCTTGCATAACGATCATTAGGACTTGGCTCAGTGCTCATCAATTTAGGATTTATATTTAAATTATTTTTTTCTAATCCACATTTGCCTGCTTATTACCATACCCTAGGCTGCTATTCTAGGCCATTAGATTGTTTCTAATCTAACTTGGTACAGGATGTAAAGAAATATATAATTCTATTTTAGTATTATGATTATTTATTAATGATTCATCTATCTTATTATTTTTTCTGTAATTTTCTTTTTTTTCACACGGTCTGAGATTTTTCCAATTAAAACATTTTTTAATATCTTCATCTTGTTCTAGATTAAAATTACTACATGGTAATACATGGTCAATATCCCAATATGTTCCTTGATTTGTCCATGACATATTTTCATCAAATTGATATTCAATCCATTTATGAAAATATTCTAAACTTACACCAAGATACATTAAGGAACTTGAATATATTTTTTTACCTGTAACTGTTTTATTAAACCGTGTTCTTAATATTTTTTTCATTCTATATTGTGAATCATTTTTATATTTTTCTCTATCTCGTGTATTTGCATGTTCTTTATTTATATTATCGTATTCTTTTTTCCAATTTTTTCCATTTGTATTATACCATTCTTGTTGTTTAGATTTAAGTATATTTTGATTTTGTTCTCTATATTCTTTTGCATATTCATTTGTACAATCTTTACAACGATGATGATATGAATTTTTTATTTGAGATCTGATAGTAAATTCGGAAATATTTTTATCTTTAAAACATGTATTACACTTTTTTGTTGTCATAATAATATTATAGATATCTCTTTACACTTTTACAACTTTATGATTTCGCCTGAATTTGAAAGTGTTGCCATCAATTAATATATAATTTTCATTTTTTAATTAATGACTAGCGGATGTGTATGCAAATTGAGGTGGCATTCAATTTACAGTATATAACACTAACTGATTTTCCTAAAGAACATATATACGTGTTCTTTAGCAGTCCGCTTTTCTACCCAACTAGTTTAGGTAAACATCTTGCGCGCCGTAAGCTACGAGTTGAACTAAACCACCACCTGCCATTTTTTAAGTATATAACTATATCCCAGAAATTATTTTTTGAAATATTAACCTCAAATAATTAAAAAAATAATTAAAAACTAAATGTTTTTTTCAATATGCCCTTTTTTATTTATTTTTTTTAGTTCAGTAATTATTAGATACCAAATTTATTTATATGATTTATGGTATATTTCCATGAGAAATATTTTATTTTATATATTTTTTAGTATGATTATTAAATATAACGCAAATTAATTATATTTTCTACTTAAATATTTTTTCTTTTGTATAACATGTCAACATTTAAAGAAAAAACAACCAAATATTCTTCTTTTGTAAATAATAAAAATAGAAAAAAACAAGCTAATATTCAAGATACCGTTGACATTTGTCATCAAAAGAATATGGAAGCATTTAATCAAAGACACGATATGGTAGGAAAATGGAAAGCTAAAATAGAAAAATACAAAAGTGATATAGATATAATAAATGCAAATCCTCAAAATCTTGAAACTGATAATAAAAAGAAATTATATCAAGAGAAAATAGAAATGTTAACTAAAAATATCTCAGAAACTGAAAGTCACCATTCTGAATTAGAATATTTTTATAATACTGTTGATATTTTAGTTAATTATTACGAAGAAAATGAATCATCACCACATACTGCTAACAAAGCTTCTTTATTAAATGATTATCTTAAAATAACAAATCATACTACTAATAAATTATCTCATAATGCAATCCTAGAATGTCCTGAATGTAAAACTGAAATGACAGTTCATCAACATGATGGATTAATGGTTTGCACTGGTTGTGGTCGATCTAATGACATTTTATTAGATACTGATAAACCTAATTACAAAGAACCCACTCAAACTAGTAAAAACTATACTGCTTATAAAAGAAAAAATCATCTTAACGAAAAAATTAATCAGTTTCAAGCTAAAGAAACAATTGATATCCCTCCTGAAATTTATGAAGAAATCAAAAGTGAAATTAAAAAATTACGCTTGTCCAATGATGATATTAATCATAAAGTTATGCGTGATATCCTTAAAAAACTTGGTCATAATAAATATTATGAACATATCACTCACATAATTTGTTTCTTAACTTGTAAATTACCTATTACTATTACACGTGAAGCTGAACATAAAATAGATATGATGTTTGAAGAAATTCAAGAACCTTTTGAACTATTCAAACCTAAAAATCGTAAGAGTTGCTTAAACTATAATTATTTAATGCACAAATTCTTTGAACTTTTAGAATTAGATGATTATCTTATTTATTTTCCTTTACTCAAAAATCGTGAAAAATTACAAGAAGTTGATATGACATGGAAACGTATTTGTGAACACTTAAACTGGGAATATTATCCATCTGTCTAAAAATTGATAACTTTAATTTTAACTTACTAATATTTCAATACAATAAAACTAATTATCATATCATGGATTATCCTTTTCAAAACTGGGACGATTATTACACTGCTTTTACAACTTCGCTTTGCACTGAATTCTATGGTGATGATTACCCTAATTATAGAACACAACATGATTTAAGTGGATCAAAGTTTGATTATAAAATTGTAAAGGAATTTCTAGAATCTGGATTAAATCCACAATATGGATTAGACAAATTTATCAAATCACTTTTGGAAGGATCTCGTTATGCTAAAGAGATTGAAGATGAAATTCCTGTGTATATAAAAATGTTTTTTGATGCAGGTGCCAAATTTGATTTTGATTCTTTATTCAGTATGCATTATCCTAACTCAAGAAATTTTGAAGATGAAATTGCAACATATGCAACTCGTGGAATGTTGATTGATATATTTAGTAATTACAATATTGATGTAAATAAATATTATGATTGGTCTTCTATTGAAGGCGTATATTGGGAATATATTGATGATGCTATTATAAAGAATGATTATCAGAAGGCACGTTATATGGCTTTGAAAGATTGCAGTACTTATTTAAGATCTAAATAAAAATTGATAATTTTAATTTAAACATTTTAAAACTATTAAATAAAAATGAACGCCAATAAAGCAGTCGCAAATGCAATTAATGAAAAAATTCTAAAATATATTACTCATAAATCAAAAGTTATTGGTGAACGTGTCTATTGGGCATGTATTGATAAAGTATTTGAAGCACAACAATACGAAGAATATGATATGGATTCTAGTAATAATATTTATGTATCTTATTCTCTAAAGAAAGATGAAAATATTATTAATCAACCACATGATTCTATTACTTGTCAAATTATTTCCGATTATCGTAAAAATTTAAAAATTAGATTAGTATCTGAAGGATTTTATGTATCATATAATGATGATGAAATTAGATTATTCTTTTCACCACCTATTATAGATAGTGATTTTGAAATTGAAGATGAAGATTTAGAAACAAATATAAATAAACTACGTTTTACTTCGTAAAACTACGTCTCGTTACACTCGTTTTATGCTATTCGCATAAAATTCGCTACGCTCAGTTCGTTCCACTCACTTATTATGATTTTTATTTAATTTTTATTTAATTTTTAATAATAATATAAATTTATCTAGGGTGAGCATAGCGAACTTTGACGCAGTCAAATTTTACGAAGTAAAACGAACGTAGTGAGATGAAGCGTAAGCGTAATTTAATTAATAGTTTAAAGATTAAAATACTTTTTTTATATATGGGAAAAGGTGATTTTAAATTAGAAATAAGAGGAGATGTTGATTTTTTAACAGACTTTCCGCAGATATCATATTTTGATGTAGTCTATAAAAGATATACTAATTTTGCAACTGAAATGATTTATTTACCAATGTCAGGTTCATTAGAATTTGGAGAACAAATAACATGTATTTTACCAAAAAGTGGAGATTTAATTCATAAAATGTATTTTACTGCTACATTATCACAAGTATCTATTCCAAGAACAAATCCAATTTCACCTATTGATAGAACTACTGCTGTCGATATTTATAATGATTATTTAACTTTTTTAAATATTATTTATCCTGTTTATAGAAATATTGCATCTGAATTAAGTAATATTAATTATAGTATATCTGATATTGCTACAATTTTTAATACTATATTAACTAATAAAACATATAATTCATATCCTGGTACTGCACCTTACAACGCTTTTAATGGTAGTAATATTGATTTTATTCAACAATATGCTGCTGTGACTAATTATGGTACACCTTCTTATAATC